AGGTTGTTGTAACGCATGAAGTTGATGGTAAGACCGGGCATGACGCCGAGTTCGGTCTTCTTGACAGCAAACTGCTCAAAGCGAAGCACGGGCATCGCCTGGAAAAGGATTTCCTTTGACCAGATCTGCTGGATTGCGGGTGAGAGGGTTGAGTCACTGGAGTACCCGGTCGTGGTAATGCTTCCGAGACCGGCTCCGGTAACTGCACCTCCTGTGGGGGCGGGAAATGCCATTGTTTATCCTCCGATGGATAGTTGTTGGATATGGGGTTTAGAACCGGCCTCGGTTAGGCCGAGCCTGAAGGAGCCTCTCACGCATCTTCACGTATTGATCCATCGGCATACTGCGGATGTCATCCGCTGTCATCGTTTGGTATTCCTGTTGGTTTTCCAGTGGCCCAGTGGGAGGAGCCGTTACCGGTGCCCCCCTCAAACGAGTCTGCTGACCCGCCTGTTGGATTGACTCTATAATAGCACTACTTCGGTCGCGTAGCACGGCAATAGAGTTTTCAATCTCTTCTTCATTGTTACCAGATACCAAATCCCGTAGTTCAGGGATAATGGTCTCCTGTTCATCATGGAGTCGACGCTGACGGTACGACTCCAGAGATTGTAGGTACCGCTCCTTCTCTAAGAGCGCTTCCTGTGCCTGGCGCTGTTGCTCTAGGTCATTAAAGCGGCTTTGCCACTCTTCCTCGACCTGATTCAGGCGCTTATTGAATTCGTCCTCACGCTTTGTAAGGAGATCCTTCGCAGACAATTCTTCCATTTCACGCTGACGGAGAGCCTCGGCCTCGGCCTTACTGCGCTCCTCAGCCTGCTTGATGGCCGCTTCACGCTCTTGAGCCAGAAGGGACAACTGTTCCTCCATGCTCTTCACGCGGGTGTCTGCGTCTTCTAGACGCTTGTACAGTTTGTCCTTTTCCTGCTGACGGACACGCTGGATGTCGTCTTCGGTAAAGAACTTACTGTCCTTTTTCGGAGCCTCATTTACATGGGCTTCTTCTACGGGTACCTGAATAGCATCAGGAGTGGGGGTATCTGACATTGATTAACCTCGTTTGGTTGGGCGTTTACTAACTTAATTTAGGCGACTTCTAATTATTCCTCGTCAGGTACACGGCGCTGGGCGAACCTGGCTCCGTATGCCCGTTGTACTAACTTGTTCATCGTATCTACCTCTGGGCCGCTAACAGCGGTTCCAGGCAATGGTCCACCGTCTCCGGTGTCCCCTGCGGCTGTTACATTAGCACCTCCGGCAGACACTACGCCAGCACTGCCCTCGGGGCCGGGCATAACACCCGTCATCATCATGACTGCCTGGGTAATCTGAGCACGCAAAAGGTCAAGCGCACCCTGATCCATGGCGTCGTCACGAAGTTCTTCAAATATTTCACCCATCTTTTCATTGGGGAATTCTTCACCCAACAAGCGTAGGGCACCACGCTTTGACTCCAGACCCAGGGCCATCTTGGACTGGACCTCGTTGAGTTTGATAAGGACATCGACCGGAAGGGGTTCTGGCCAGTGGACCGTAGTCTGGTAAGTCAAGGGGTCAGCCGGGTCCAACTGTGTAAGTTGGTCAGGCTCTGGCACCTCAGCCAACGACGGGTTGTAGAGCAACATCTCTGGCTGGAATACCGCCGCTGTCTTAATGATTAGTTCATTAACCATCTCTAGGCCCCTAGAGAAATGAATGCGCTTCATGTTGTAGCGATTCATCAAAGGCTGATACTGGATGGCGAGGGCCACGCCAGAAGTGTTGGACACCGGCTGGAACTGTCCCAGAGCAGTTTCTGGAACTCCTGTGATTTCGTGCATGGAACGCTTCAAGAACGTGATGTATTCCAGCGCACCAGACATGTTTCCGCGTGATTCCAGGTTGAACACCTGAGAGTCCTTTGGTAGACCAGCCCACACCTTCTTCGGGCCACGCTCCAACTGGCTGGCCTTAGCGCCTGTAATGATTGTTACGGGTGCGGCGTGGTAGTTGATGATGTCCGATACCTCGGTCATCTTTTCGTTTAGTTCACGGTTCAGGGGAATAATGTCCCAGATATCTGACTGACCCCACGGTGAGGACGAGATGGTCATATTGGGAATATGGACAATCGGGATTTGACCAATGGGGTTGGGGTACTGGTCGATTAGTTCATCGTTGATGTACTGCTCAATGTTGTCGTCGGTCAGGATTTCAGTGAAGGTGTATACCTGACGGGTTCCCTCGGGGGCCGTACCCCAGAATCGATACTTTAGTTTGAATCGAAGTAGACGGTTACGGTCGTGTGGGTGGTACTCAGGGAAGCAGTGCGCTGGGTTGAGTGGGATAACGCGGATACGCCCTTCATGGGGAATACCGAGAGAATCCATATATGGGTCTTCATACGCGATCTTGACAAAGCAATCCCCGGTAACGCCCGCTAACTGACCCATTTCCCACATCACATGTTGCTTACTGTTGTGCTGTTCCCATACCTTGTGAAGCAGGTGGGGAATGATGGCCCCATTTTGCTCGGGCACCTTCCACTGGATACCCTTACCAAAGCAGAAGTTCGTGATGTAATCCGACATTGTGCGGACGTAATTCATGGTCACATTGTTTTCGCCCATCTCGCGACGGTACGACCAGTGGTGACCCAGGTACCAGGCCCAGCAAGAGGAATAGCGGTTTAGGCGAGGACCATGGACTTCAAACTCTTCGTCCGCCAACTCCACCAAGCCCAGGGGCGAGATGGCAACAGTTAGGTCACTTGATGACGCACGGTAACTTGGTGACCAGAAATCAATAGGCATGCAAACACCCTACGTGTAGACGAATTACTTATTTATATTAGCAGGTACCGGGATCACTGTAATGGATTCTATCCACTTGTCAGGAATGTGCACCGGGTTACTCAGCGCCAAGTCATCATCGTCATAGAGGTATGTTGACACAACGGTGATGTAACCGTCCATGAAGCCGGGTACCAACCACCCAGTTGTTACTGGCTTAGCGGCTTCTGGCTGGTACTCCTTAGGGTCAAACCAACCATTAGGACCATCAAAAGCATCAACCCATTTGACAACCACCAACTCAAATGAACTTTGTGTATGCTTTTTCTTGGCCATACGCCAATGATACGTCATTCAGCAGTGTATTCGTTGCCCCGCCAGATAGCCCGGCCATTGCGGATTTGTACAATCTCCTTCGACCAGGACCCGTCCGGCATAACTGTAACTATGCCGACTCCTTGTTGCCAGTTTTCCCACCGCTTCACAGGTCGTCCTGTGATCGTTGTACCACCCTTGGTGGAGGGTATACTGCCGTCAACACGAGACAAACACCCTGGTGACCAGGCATTTACTGTTACTGGCTCACCATCGACCTCAAAGGTCTCGTAGTGATCCTGTATACGATGTATATGACCCTGGACCATCGACTGACGCTCGTTCTTGGCGACCGCTGACACGGTCAGACGCTCTCCGTGTACAGCGTATAGTGGGGTCTGGTGTTCCCCACCCTGAGCCAACTTGACACGCCCTGCCGGGTAACCATCGTGGTACTTAACACCAAGATCCTCCAGACGCAAGAGTGATTGTAGAGAGAGTACCGGCCACTCCTCGGGAGCGTTCGCCCGTCGAAGACGTAACGCCGCCATAGCGTTCTTGGTGATCGCAATCGGCAGGCGGTTATCGTGGTTACCTTCCATCATGTGAAGTTCACACCCGATGGGGGCCTCGGCCTTCTGCTCAGCCAGATACTGATGCGTACGGTCAATGGTGGGCTGAGTCGTCATGACGAACTCGGGGCTGACCAAGAACTTGGACGACCACTCTGGGAAGTCACAGGTGTCCCCCAGGTTGACGATCATTGATGGCTTGGTATCACGCAAGATCTGAAGGGATACGTTGATGGCTACCTCGTCGTGGAATGGGTCCAAAGTCCCATCCTCATAACGGCGGTATCCGATCTGCGGATCGGGGGCGATAAAGATGACCTGCTCGCCACGCTTAGAGTTCGGTTTGACCGTCGGCTTGACGATGGTCGGTTTACACGGCTGTACCACGGGCCACTCTGGACCCGTTTCCCAAGATGGGGAAAACGCAATGGCTGTGAGATCATGGATCTCTGCCTCACCGTCTTCGTTCTTGGTGATGGTCTGATACAGCGAAACCTTCTGGACCGTACCAATATCGTTGACATCAATATTGTGGCGATCCAGCAGTTCGGCTAGACGGCCTAGTTTATGGCGCGGGTTATCGGAGTTTTCTAAGTCTTTGCTGAGGTCACTCACAACTGCACTTCCCCGTCATATGCCGAGCAATAGTGCTGGAACTAATTGCGTAACCGTTCTTCTTCAGAACTTCGGACAGCCATGAGTACGAATACACCTTGGCTCGACCTGCACCAGTATCATTCTTGATGCGCTCAAGGGCCGCATCTACTGCGGTTTGCTCCTTATCACCTAGTGCCTGGTAGATGCGGGTGAACCCACACTCCATCCTGACGTTCGATGGTTCGCGCATGAGGAGGTCATCGACCAACCCGCCTTCGGACATGTGGTACTCCTATCATGATAAGGATTACGCCGCGGTTGCGTTCCTACCATTATAAGAGTTTTTGACGGAGTTGGCAAGTGTATTTAGTGACTGAATTACTTGAACGAGTTCGCGCTCCTCATCATGACCACGAGGGGCAACGCGGGAAAGGAAATACAAGGCGACCTGTGCCTCAGATGGTGACATCGTGTCCTCCTGATTATCTACGGAACACGACTTTATCAGAGGCGTCAAATACTTCGATACACCTCAGCGGGCTGGTTTGCGCGTTTTACGGAGTTGGGAGAGAGATTCTTTGACGTACTGCCCAGCACCCTTAACTTTGGCTGGCTTTTCAGTCAAACCCAGGCTCTGGGCGACACCTTCGGAATGCACTTCTACTACTTCCTTTAGACCAGGTGTGATGCGTACACGTCGACGACCAGTGGCCGCTTGTACACCTAGGTCTTCAACTTGTGGGTCATACCCAAGGGGACCGTGGTATTGGTCCTTCTGAAGATGGTGGGGGATGTTGATGTCACCCTCGTAACCCTTACGACCAAGGTTGCCAATAGCGGCCTGGTTGCTCTCAACACCGATGTGCATCGCTGATTTCAGACCCTCGGGGGTGCGCGGAGACAACACTGATACGTCCATACCTACGATCCCGGTATCCGGGTCTCGCCATCCGCCGATACCCATGCTAGATCCACGGGTAGCAAGGGCCGGGTTCTCCATGTTAAACCGTCGAATCTGGTTCGCCGCTGGCTCATTACCCGTTACAGCGACCTCCGCCGCGCGGCCAGTATCTGGGGCAAACCCAACAGAAAATACATCGCGGGCAGGTCGCCCTACCCCTGGGCCAGTGGTCCGAACAGTAAAGCCTTCTCCGGCAACATCAGCGGTTGACTGAACTTCCTCGGGAGTCAACTCACCCCTAAGTAACCCGGGGCGGTCGCTCTTCCGTGCAGATGAAGATGGGTACGCATGGGGGCTTGCCATACGGGCCTCAGAGTAATACGGGTCGTTCTGCTTCCCGGTGATTCCTTCGTAGGCTTTGCGGTATCGAGATTTAGCCATGGCCGTCTCCTAGAACAGTGTAGGTTGCTTCTTAACTCGTGGTTGCTTCGGCTCTTTTGGGGCGTTGTGCTGTGTCTGCCATTCGGTCCAGGTAACTGGTTGTATACCAATACCAGCCGTGGGGGCTTCTGTGACATCACCCTCATTAGTAAAACTGGTATGAGCAAAATGCTCTGCCGCTTTACGTGTAGCCTGCTCATGGAATGAGTGTGCCATTTCGCCTGGAGACATGTCGGCTGGCAACTTCCCAGCCCTACCCTTAGTAGGGGTGGCAATATCCTGTGCTTTTCGTGCTGGAGCACCCTTCTTGCCCTTTTGACTCGCAACCTCTGCGGATAGCGCATGACCAATGTAGTCCTCTACGGAAATATTGGCCGATTTGCTGGGGTCAAACCCAGAGACTTCGGAAGCAGAGAATAAGTGCCCCTGTTGCCATTTTGTACCTTCGGCGTCAACTGACCGGTCGTTTGCCCGACGCCAGAAGACCTCTTTGTTATAGGCGGATTCGCTGGGGTCAGCAAGGTGTGTTTGGGTTACGTAGTTATGGATCTTTGGGCCATCCTTGATGACCTGATCAAAGTCAGCCCCACGTGCTAAATCTACTGCGCGGGCTGAGGCAAGACGACCACTAGAGTCCAACGTCGCTGACGTAACCGCGCGGTCTAGTGATCTACTCCCACCTGTTTGCTTTACGACATCGGTTTCAGCACGACCGAGCATGGCGACTTGTTCCCCGCTGAGATGACCAATCCGATGTGTACCTTTTGGAACTTCGACCTTACCCCCACTAACAGTGTTGGCCGCTTCAGACATACGGGGGGTTACATCAACCGTCTCATCGGGGTGGGATGCAATCCATCCAGCAGACCGTGCCGCCCGCAATTCGTGGGTCGGCTTGTTTCTAATGCTCAATGGACCTGTTGCGTTTATAACACGCCCCACCGACACGGGGTCGGTTGCCTTTTCATTGGCCTTTTCCGTTACCTGACGTACATCCGCCTGGTGCTGGTCGTACCAGCCAATCCCTGCTGGTACACCGTTTCCTGACCGAGAAATAGCGTCCTCGACGTATTTAATGCGGGTGGCTACGGCGTCTTCCATTTTAATTGGGTGACCGTAAGCACGGCGACCGGCGTCAGCCATTCGGCTAGCGATAGCGCCCTGTGTTTTCTTGGTCTGGTCGCTGAAACTTGGTGCTGGCGAGGGAGTCATATCCCCAGGAGAGGCCACGCTTGGCATGGGGCCACGGCGAACCGTGGGCTGAGGCTTAGGTGCCTTATTTTTCTTCGTAGCCATTACTTATCTCCCCGACAGGACTTAGCGGCTCCATAGAATCCGCAGACACGACAACTACACGACCTGCCATGTGCCATGCCATATACCGGGGCGATAGGAAGGTCTTCGGTCGTAGTTACATCAGAGGGTGGGGCAACATCCGTTACCCCACCCTCCGCACTACTGGCGACACCTGACCCAGCGTCAGGTCCCATTATCAGCCGCTGACGCGAGTAGCGGCGGGGCGATTCATGCGAGCGCCCGAGTTGTATGCGTACTCAAACGTCGGCATACCGTCGCCAGACATAGAGCCTTGTACGAAGTCACCGAGCATGGCAGGGGCCTCGACCCACGAGGCCGAGCCGACATGGGCGCGCTCTGCCATGGTCTGCTCTGGGTACTTGTAGAACATCTCGGGGTTGTTGTGGTTCATACGCATCGGTGATGGTGCAGTGTCAGCGTACGCGCCCTGACCGAAATCACGGGGGACATCAGTATCAGTTGCTACACCTTCAAAGAAGCGCTTTGGTCCACGGTTCATCGGGATGCTCGGAGCCATGCCTCGCTCAAAGACGTTAGGCGAGCGCTCTGGGAACATCGGGTTGGGGGCCACGTTCATAAAGTAATCCTCCTGATGGGAGTTGTCGTTACATAAAGATTAGCACTTTTTTGTAGACTGTATCAGAAGAACGGGTTCTCGGATACTGAAATGGTCGGCATTGTGTCCTGCACAGACATAGCACACGCTATGGCTAGGCTGTCTGGGTAGTCGTCAAAAGCCCCACGTTCCTCCGGGGCGGCGGCTAGGAGATATGGTCCTCGATAGACTTTCTCCAGGTCAGACATCTGTTGGTTAAAACGCTTCCAATAACGAGTCCTACGGGCCTTGGAATGGCCCGGTACGATCAATTGGTCACGTTGAATTAGTTCAGTCAGATGTATCCATCGTTCATTCTGAGCCTTAGCGTCAGATGATATGGGGAGTACCTCGATATTGGGTAATAGTATTTGTAGGCGCTCGGCTACAGCCCCGCCCACACCCTGAGAGTCAACCCCTACACGGAGTACATCATAATTTCTTAGAAAATCAAGGATTTCAAAGTACTGTTGTTCCCACTCCTGGTTATTGATCTCTAACCAATTAAGTACTCGGTGTTCATAGAAACCGAAACCGTCCGGGTGGTCCCAATCGACCCATACGACTGTCGCTACTGTGGAGTCGTTGGATCGGGCTACGTCGATACCAACAACAACTGGAGTACGCCACCACTGTTTGACGAGAGGCATGGACTGGTCGTACATGCGCTCCAGTCGCTCCTCGGTGACAAACATACCCTTTTCCAGAATCCACTTATTGCAGTAGGACATCTGAAACTCATCGGAATCCTCACCAATACGGACCTTCTCTTTAGCGATGAACTTCGCGTAGTTAGGGTTGTATTTAGATGCGGTTCTCCAGTCATACTCAAAGTGCGCTCGCCTATGGCCACGCTTATGGTTAACGTCTCGCCTCTTATTGTATTGAATCATCTTATAGAAGTAAGACTTATTCCTAGTGGCCGTACCGGTGAGGGCAATCGATCCGTTGTTGAACGCCAACATGGGCTTAATTGACTTCGTAATCATGAACTCGTCGGCTTCTTGAGCCTCGTCCACAAGAACAAAATGGTAGGTCTTCGATTCGATCTTGGCCTTCGGGTTACAGGTCTGCATACGGCAGAGCGACCCCGAATGCTTCAGGGTGATGATTCGTCCCTTACCCCGAGCACCTCCTGATGTGGCCTTGTCATCAATTTCTGGATCGAGTAGAAAATCCATGGCGTGGTCACTTGTCAACTTAGTGACGATACGGCTGAACACTGTGTCGGCCTGGTCCTCAACTGGGGCGAACACCCCACACCAAAACCCCTTCTCAAACTTACCCAGCCAGGTAGGGTACACCTTGGCCAACTTAGGGAGGATGACCATCATGGATGCCATGACATTAGATAAAACTTCGGATTTACCTGACTGACGAGTGGCAACGAGTGTCATTTCCTCGCCGTCTCCTAGGACTATTGATTCGATTAGTCGGTAGGCAATAGGTATCTGGTAGGGAAACAACTCTACGTCACAGAATTCCTCTGTAAACACAATGAGTTTCTTAACAAGCATGTCAACGAACTCAGCAGATGTCTCATCAAGTTCCTCTACCGGGCTGTCGTCCACCCCATTGTCGTCAACAACGTCTGTCATTTTCTAGACTTTACTACATCTAGTATTTGGTTTAGAGCGTCAAGGTGTTGCTCGACCTCTTCGATAGGTCCGTCGTGGTATCGCCAGCGGTCAAAAGAAGCGCCCAATCCCATAATCGTGTTGTCAAACCATGACAGTAACGTAGCAGTGTCCGAGCGGTGTATACGAGAAATGGGATAACCCTTTGTATCTTTAAGGTCTTCGGCTTTACGCATGAACAGTTTCATCGCCAATCTCCTATCTCCCCTGGTCGCATATCTATAAATCTACCCTGCACAGACATGAGTAGACCATCTTCTTCTGTGTTAACACCCGTCTTACGGCACAGGCCGAACTGGAATGAGTACTTGCCGAAGCGGACGTGGGGGCCACGGCCTACTTTCCAGGGCGGACTGGTCTGGCGCATAAACCCCCATCCCAGGACTTTGTCGCCCTTCTTACCGTTATCTCGTAGTATCCAATAAAACGGCCCGATGTAGAACAATCGATTCATGTTTTAGATAAGTACTCCAGATGGAACGGTCACCGCTTCTCCATGCCCATACTGCTCTAGGTAGCGAACAGACTTACCCTTAGACACGGAGTTACGGAAGTTTCGGTATTCAGATAGCGTAATGGGGGTGTACACCCCATACCTCCACAGAGTGTTGTTTTTAATAAACCGGACGTAGATCATTCCAGTTATGTTGAAGTCGGCAAACTGCGCGCTACTAAGAGTTCCAGATTCGATAGCGTTGCCAATACGTTCTATTATTTGGGGGTCGTCTGGAACAAACTGGTGCGCCCGAACACGTGTACTACGGGATGGTCCTTGATAGTAGGTGTCTGCCTCGTCCAAGACGTACGGACCAAAATCAGTACCGCCAGGAAATAATGCCCGACGACCAGTAGCACCGTACGGGTTGTTACCCGTGGGTAACTCCTGGCCACTGGCTGGCTCACCGTAGAACTCTTCAAGATCCCTTGTTATGTCATCAAAGCGACGACCTAATCCACGCGCTCTAGGCATTAGAGATCCTTGATACCAGTGACTTCCCGGAGGCCAAGCCACGTACGTGGGGCGACATATGCTTCAATGTCATATGCCTGCCATTCCGTACCGTCATGGTATAGGACGAAGTAGTCGAGATCTTTTTTACCCTCAGGCAGTTTTTCGACGAATGGTTCGATAAACATAGCGTACATCTCACGAGCCGACTCTTCAGCAAACGGGTCAGCCATCATGCCGAATATTCTCGTCTTCTTACTATTCGGCTGGGCAAACGTCAGATCGATATCAAACTCTAGGTTGCTACTGTTACCGATCTTGACAACGTAGTATTTGTCCTCTTCGATTACTATCGGTGATGGTGTTGGTGTAATCACGATACATCCTTATAAAATATCTAGTGAAAAGTTGTTAAGCCCCGATGATGTGTAAACACTGCTGGAACCACGACCGATACCAACACCAGACCACTCCGACAGATCAGAGTTTTGAACAGTATCACTAACCGAGTCTCCGGCGTACGATATGGAAGTGGGGGTGACGGTGAGCGTTACTGAACGCGAGGGGTTAGCCTGGTTATTCCTTGATACGGATTTAGGGGTGCCCACTGTTGTCAACACCCCGTTTTCCATCTTTTCAATGGCTACAAAGTAGTCGTAGTACTGGTAGGCAATATTTACTTCTTGGTATCCATACGAGTACGATGACACAAGTTTCCAGGGTAATGACCCGCATTCTGGCTGGTACGCCCATGTCTGGGTGCCGACGACCATGGATGTCCCACACAGTGTTCCGTATATATATGGATCGTTATTGTTTGAGGTCACACCGTAGCAACCCGTAAAACTACTCCAGTCGGTGGTATATCCCCCTGAGGAGGTAATCCCACAAGAGACCCCCGAAGGCCCGTACCCGGAGTACTCGCGGATACGCATCCAGTTGTTGGCATCCTTCACGCGGAAATAGATAGCATCCCCGCCAGTTGAACTATCAAACGTGGCAGTCGCTCTGAACGACTTGTACCCGTTACGTAGAGCGTAAGCCGTATCAGTAGTTGTGGTTGTTGACACCTTGCCGCCCGACGTGCCAAAGGAGTTACCAAATAACTTGTACCACGACGAGATGTTATCGGGCGTCGTCTTGCTATCTAGGTCTGCAACTGCGTCAGCAAACGACTCCTCGATCCTTTTCCTAACAGAGGCGGCGCTGGCTAGGACGATCATGCAGAAAGGTCTCCGACAACGATGAATTCGCTGGTTGCTCCATCCAGGCAGATCACGGTGGCGATGGAGTACTGGGCACGTAGGTTCAGACCTGGGGTGGCGTTGACAGTTGCCCCGGCTCCAGCGGCAATGGCCAGTGTCCCGGTCCCCCCACGGAGAACGGACAGTTGCTCACCAGTGGCAAACACTCCAGATGGGATAGTGACGGTGGACGCAGTTGTGTTGGTGAACTTTATAAGAGAACCTTTGTCGCTTCCAACAAGAGTATACGACCCCGTCTGAGATGCCACCGATAGGTCAGTAATTAGTTCTTTCCATTCCAAGCCGGTCGCTGTGGCGGAGTTGGCAGATAAGTAATACCCGTCCGTCCCCGCGGCCAGGATCGTTGGGGTGTCAGCGGCGGAGCCGACAACAATGTCACCCTTGGCATCGATGATTTCGGGCGAGATAACTGACCCGGTGTCCAAGTCGATGGTGACAACACCACCAGTGCCCCCTCCGGTAAGACCTGTCCCGGCTGTTACCCCCGTAATGGTGCCTGTAGCAGGATAAGCAAGCCCTGACCATACGGTTGAACCGTCACCAATTTTAAACTGCCGGGTGTCCGTCTCAAATCCGAATTCTCCAGAAGACAGGATGGGGTCAGCCGTGGTCCACTCAGAGGCGGTTCCACGACGAAACTGAATACGAACTGCCATGTTATTCTCCTATGGAAATGCGTCCGCACCCATAATACACGCACTTACGGTGTGGGTAGGGATGTATAATGGTCGGTAGCCTACATTCTACCGCATGGAGGACTTCATGCCTGCTTTAAGCAAAGTTACCGCTGAAAAGAAACGGATCATTCTGGAAGACGCTATTGTCCTGGCCGAAGAGGCGGTGTACCGTTCGTGTGTGTTCTTAGGACGTGACCCCTTGTCCATAGGGGATTCCTACACCGTAAATGAGTCGTCTACGGAAATCGAGATTCAACTATCCAAGGAACTTGAGCGCCTTAACATGCTCAAAGACTTCCTGGCAGAACTATAAGGAGGCGTTATGGCATTGACACAAGTACGAATCGATCAGGCTAAGGCCGAGGCACGAGAGTTTGTAGAGTACTCCATATTTGCGACGGCGACCCTGCTAAACGTAGCCGTTGAAGATGTGTCGTCCACGATGACTATCCCCGTCCCGGAAGATGACCTGATGTACAACTCATACGTGGGGCTTAAGCGACAGGCCGCGGTACTGGAGTCGCTCAATGGCTGAACTGCGGTCTATCCCACTTGACTTCGCTAAGAGGCGTGGGGTTCCGAACCCTGGTACAAACGCCACCCAACCGCAGGAGCAGGGTATCACTGTCTGGGATTCTGTTAAAGGATGTTTTGTTGTCCGCCACGATGATGGTCGTGAAACTCTCCTGTACTGTGAGCAACCCATATTTAAAGAATACACTGACCAAACCGACGTGCCCAACTTCATTGGGTTTGTCTAACATTTAAGGAACTACCCATGAGGTCAAAAGAGTCGGGGTCTGCAACCGGAGTGTACAACGCACAGTCTGACATTGAATACCACGAGTATTTGTTGACGGTGCTTCGGTATTGCTGTGGGCTAGACCCCACTGTGGATTGCACTATTGATGACCTGGTTGGGGCCATTGTTGAGTTACACCCAAAGCGCCCCGTCGAGGGGTCCCAGGACAACTTGGACATTGAGAAGTACGAGCCGGTTTATCTCTTCACACAGAAATACCGAGTATCACTCCTGCGCTCCGCCCGACGTGTATGGCGGGGCTACACTATTGCGAAAGCCCAGGTGGCGTGATGTACAATAATCAATGGTTTGAGCGTTCTCGTGTTGCACGGATGTACTCCACCATTTCCTCAGCGTCAGATCTACATGCCCGTTCCGAGTTGATGTCCGACTTCGGTGTGTTCGCTCGTAACTTTCTAAACGAGTGCAACGTCGATAAGCGAAACATCGCAACGTCATCAGACGGTGAGTTGTTCAAATACGACCTCATCTCCAGTAACGCAGACAACGAGGGGTGGGCAGACGGTGTTTGGATGACCCTGTCGTTATCTCGCCTTATCGCCCTTCTTGGTGACACAGGTACTCCAGAGAACCCCCAGAAGGTGTTGGCTGAGCCGGTGTCACAGATGCACGAGATCATTGACTCACCTAACCGCCCAGACCTTGATCTGTACTTCATTAACACTCCTGATTTCTGTATGGTGGAAAAGTTCCTACAGCAAACTCCACACGTGGCTGATTTCTCGCAACTCAGATACACCGTGGTTGACGCCCAGGAACTTGTCGATGGGTCACTCGACCAGTACTTTGATCTGGTTCGTACGTACAGCCGCGACTTGATGTTTTCGACTCTGTCCTTGACAGAAGGAGTATTAAACTCTATAAAGGTTGGAGGTCGTCTATCCATTTCGACCGTATCCGACTTCAGTAGCCTGTATCGTGATAGTTTACGCACACACGAGAATGACTACAGCATTCTCAACAAGTACCTTGTAAATAGGTCGGACTTTGAAATCATGCACGTACCAGTTGAGTTTGGCTTCGCCATCGGAAAGCGCACTTCATGACCACTACGACTGCCTACCCTTACGCCAAGTTGGGCAAGGACCGCATTCATGAGTTACAAAAAATTGAGTACATCAACCATGGTTGCGGTATTGTACAGTTTAAAAATGTAATAAACATACCTACTCAAGATGTTATTCCATATATTGACGACAACGTCGAAGTGCCCTCATGTGGAATGCGTATCGAAAAAGACGAGTCAGGTAATGTATTTGCGTACCAATACGACGGTACCCCAGTACCATACGAAAACCTTCTCCGTATGCCGCTTAGGTTTTACAACCCACATGGACACGGAGGGGGTCCAGTAACCCCAACGACCCCATATTACCTTGTTGACTTCTTCTGTGAGGCCGAGGACGTGGCGTACAAGTGCTTGCTGAGGTACGCAGACCTTCACCCATTTATTGTCGGCACCCTTCAGTGGCGCGCACGCGGGCATGTGTTGAAATACGTTAAAGGCGCGTCCTTGGGACTCCATAACGATAATGACACCAACACGATGATCATTAACGGTCAACGGTATTTCTCCCAACGAGACATAGCGGTTCACCAAACCGTAAACGCCATTCTGTACTTAAATGATGACTATGAGGGTGGCGTATTCCGTTTCCCAGTAGCCAATGTGACGCTAAAAGCCGATAAGGGAGACATCGTGTTCTTCCCGGCTAACTACGTTGGTACACACGCCGTGTCCCCTGTTACCAAAGGTGAGCGTTACGTTTATCTTATTGAGTACGGTAATGGTGGTAATAAGGTAACCGAAATAGCAGAACCAATGGATAGTGGAGAATGGGGTCTGCTCACTTGGATGCCTTTTGTTCGGCAAGACTATGAGGCGCTGGTAACGGCTGGTCTATCAGACTACGACGACAGTGCAGACGTAGAACTAGGATTACATGGCTCCACGCTTGTTAAGCAAAACCGCACGCCAGAAGGACCCCCGGAAGGTACGTTTATACCTTACGATTGAGCGCTTCGTACTGGTGGCGCTCCTCTTTAATTACCTTCCCAGGTTTGTCGGTCTGTATGACGGTGAACGCCGTGTCACTTAAAAGTTCAGCCAACACCCCTGCCCCCTTACCGTAGGCGTACACGGTTCTCTCAGTCGTAAATCCTGCGGGTTCAGGGATCGGGTATCCATAAATACCAGCGTCCACGTACTGGCAGATAGGTGATAGTAGGTTACTTACCTCAACTGCATGATCGGGGGGCACGGAGTTAGCCTCAACGTATACTCCTGAGAACCCCCTCTCGTATGCTTCTCTAGCCAGTGGGTAATACCCACCTCCTGAGCAAATTGAAAACACAACGTCCGCCATGTCAAATACGTCGGCGCTGGATGGTAGGTCAGCAATGCGTAGTTCTCTTGCTCTGTCCTTGGTGTGTTCAGAACGGCCCGTCGTGGATGTGACGACGGTGTAACCATTATTGCGTAATTGGGAGGCAATGGATGAACCCATCTTCCCCATGCTTAACACACCAATTACAAGATTCTTATAGTTTGTACCCATGGGTCATATACACGTTCGTAGATCTAAGGGCCGCTTCGGGCTGTTCAATGGGGTCAGTAACACTTTCTCGTACCGCGGAGTTCGGTGTTCCTTGACAGTACCACCCCAGGTAAGAGTACCGCCATCCGGCTGTAATCGGCTGTACCTCGTGGGCCGCTACGTAATTAGAGGGGAAAAACAGGATCTGCCCGCGCTTTGGCTTGTGAGTAATACCTAAATACTCAAAGTGGTGGTGGCCACCCATAAAGTTGGTCCCGTCCAACTCATCTTCGGTGTCTACGCAGTCATTTAGATATGCCACTACAGAAACTGTATTACGTGTAGCAATCTGGTCTGTCGGGTGAGGTTTACCGTATTCGTAGGCAGTCGCTATGTCAGCGTGCATACCTAGGTATGACCCCGTAGGGTACGCGACTATGTGACTCTTGATCTTCCACCAAATGCAGGTTCCAGCAATTGGGTATTTTCTTAGGTAATCAAGTAAGCACTTGTCCCGCTGTTCCTCAATATAATTTAGGGTTTGGATTACTTCCGGGTCGGTGTCCTGATGAATCGCTGAACCCCTCCACGGCATGACATCAATGGAGTTAGTAGAAAAGAAATACCCGCTCTTATTGATATACCCCATTTCCCCTGTTATCGGATCAGGGCCAGGGGTGTACATCGCATCTCGTTCACGCTTCAGTACTGTGGTGCAATATTCCCGCATCCACCCCCAATCGATGTTGAAAGCGTCGTCATACACAACGACCCCTGCCCCGAGGTCTTTACCGATCATGACGGTACTCCCCGGACTCAATCATGTATGTAATGTAATCTCGTACACGCTCGACCACCTGTAATCTATCCTGGTCATCCTCCAGGTGATTAAAGCACCCGTACACAGTGTCTATAGCGAACTGTACTAGGAAGTCTTCTGATGGCTCCTGGTTATATCTATAGAACGGCAGATTTCGGTAACTCCATGGGCGTTCTTGTAACGGTTGGTGGGGGAACCAGTCTGGGTAATGCCATCCGTGTCCAGCATGTCGCATATCTGGGTGCATACTCAGTAGACCATTCACCAGTTCTACTGGGGTTGGGGTTTCTGGGTCGGTGCGCTCCCATGTAAGCAGGTCATGTTCGGTGTTAAGACCCCGCATAACGTCCCCGTTACGGGACACCAAAAAGGCGTGACTGGCGTCAATGGGGGCATCAAAAAAACGGTGTGCGTACCTGAACAAGTGTTTGAACAGATGGGGCCTACTTGGGGTAATAACTTCAACGTGGAAATCTTCTTGGTCTTTAAAGTGCTCGATAAACGCAGTCACCGACGGGGTCAGGTTTGGGGTTATCGATATTAAAGTTACCTTCTGGTAATGCTCTTCCATTTCCGGTAATCCATATATACCGTGGGTGAACACTAGAGGGATGTGGTCTGGGTTAGGGCCTTTTGATGAGTCTCTTGAAATACCTTTATATGTAAAGGCATCCCCGAACTCGTCATTAATGAGGGGGGCAAAGGATGGGTCATAGAAAGGCTTCTCTTGACCTATGTTCCCACGAGTAAACACACGCTCATTGTGGTCCCACCCTGGTCCGAATGAGTGTAACAAACACCTGTTATCCCATATCACTAGGTCACCGGCAGACCAACTCCAAGACCACCAATTGTCTGGGTTGAGAAGGTACTTGTTGACCTCATGCTTTAGTTCACTAAACCAACCTGAATCTGTCCCGTGGAGAGATACCCCATTATCTTTCCAGTACAGGGCAGTTTCCCCAGTTATTGGGTGAGTGCGTAGGGCAGGGTGCACTACGGAGTCTGTACCGTTACTATGCTCAAACAAGGCTGTTTGAAGAGCATCTTTTAATGGTTGCGGTAGTGACTCATACAAATCAATCAAACTCACAAAGTAGGTCTGACCCCGTTCTTGTGGGCATGTAAACACGGTCATGTGCATTGACAACAGGGACGTTGTGTGTTCGTAAAAGGCATGGTCTATGTGCCAATTTTGATGAATGAAATAATCCCTATTCATCCAGTCGTTTACGTCGTTGATATACTCGTGGTGCTGTTGCTCATTTAGACCATTAGTAAGACTAACTTCTGAGTTGCCACAATACAATGATTGCTGTATGGACAAATGTTCGTTACGAGTAGGTTGCAACCCGGAGAACGCTACAACTTTATACTTAGTTAGCAGTTCGGAAAAGTACTCTCGGTCATCGATAATCTGTTGCGGTGTAACACCCTTTGTCTTAAAACCTAGTGTTCCTAGTTTTAGACCAACCGCTATTCCGCCTTTGATTCCCACGATGGCTCCCTAAGTGTTGGTAGTCTCTTGTACTTTGGACCTATACGCTTTCCGTTGTGATCCAGACCTGTCTTAATGGTACCCACCCACTTCCAGGGTTCTTCAACCCGTCGCTTCTCTTTAAAACGTCTGTAATCGACACGTTCTTTGATAACCGACTCATGATCCCGAGCGTTTTGGACTTCAAACTCAATTGAGGGCATGATCCTGGTGTCATAAACCTGGAAAAACATGAATGGCATGCCCTTCGGAAACACCACCGGCTCATTTAGTCTAGTAATCTTCCAATTCATATTAAAATCTTCTGGCCACCAATAGGGTATTGTGGCCGACATCGGGACTGCCCCATCTATAAAGAAATTGGGTGACCCAGTAATCCACAATGCGTGGTGTTCAGGAAGATTAAAGGTCCACGCTGTCGGGAACGAAATAACACCAGGAATTGTGTTATCTGCAATCTGCTTTTGGTACTTGTGCCCTTCCTGGGTTGTGAATTCACACATGGACCCAGACAGTATTTGTGGTGGGTTCATGCTCCCATCGTGTTGGACAACTACATCTTGTTGGAGCACTAATTCCCAGCCAGCAATGTTAGCGTTAGCGATTGGTAAGCATGAGTAAGCGTGACCTCTGTGGGTGTCGTCCATCCAATCACGCTTAAGCGGTGCCCTCCTGATAACCGGGGGCACATGGTGCATCATTGTGACCTTAGCCTTCATTGGCAACCTTGTGTTGGTGGTTACGGTCGTTGTAGTCGTACATTGTGACAGCGGAGTACTTAGTACCAGTAATAACTGGAAGAGACGAGTGAGCGTACACAAACGTCGACGGGTGGATAAGGAGGTCCCCCATCTCAGGCTTGAATTTCACGTCAAAGTACGGAAGTACGTATTCTCCACCTGTGTAACCATCATTGATATACCCAATAGTGGACACAACACATGTGTATGAATACCCCGAATCTGGGTGTACTGAGAAGTGTTGACCTTCCTGGTACCTAACGAAGTTTGTGGCTTCCTCGTACTCTAGTTTTAGGTTGTTGTAGAGACCACAGTAGTGGGACAGACATTCCCTAACTCCTGTGATTACCTCAGTGTAGATCTTTCCTAACTCTTCAAATCCGCCCTCTGTAATCGGTAATTCCGATTCACGGATTTTGTAATCCGAGCAATTACGATAGTCAAGCATCAACTCAGTGTCTCCCACCATCGAGGTGTGCCACGAGTACCGGTCATGGGTGCTCTCTTGAAGGGTGTTTTCCAATCGCTCAACAAAATTAGAGTCCTTAGGCCATACGTTCTTATACAGAACAATGCCTGATGAACGATGTCCAATAACGCCTGCTACATCCATGATTTCTCCTGTTGTTATACACCTAGGTACTGGTTGATGTGGGAACACATTATCTCAAAAGACAGTTGAACACCAAACGCCTTGTTCTTCTTGTCAATCTCAGCGGTGGTCATAGCGCGCGGAAGGTGGCTTGGTTTTCCATTGTCCAGTAAGCCTTCAGGCCACCAAGGGAATGGTTCATTAAGAACGTCGCGCTCCCCAAGGAGAAACCCATTGCCAAACCTTTTAATCCTTGTCCCGGTTTTGTCTACCAGGAACTTTGTAAAGTTGCCCGACAGTGGGGTCACCGCACGACGGTCCAGGGGAGGATTGGGTTCATTATTACAAGGTGGTCCGGTGGGTTGGTCCACCCACGGCACATACTCGTCGTGAAACGGGATACCGTCACTACGCAAAGTCGCCGTGGTGTACCCAGTCAACAGTTTCCACAGGTTATCCGGCTCTTGTTGTATCGACCCACTGGGGACCCACGATGGGTCATACACATGCTTATCGATACGGCTGACCGTCAACTCCGAGTAGGCGTAGGTAGTGTTGTAGTTGTCTATACCGTACTTTTTGGATAACTGGCCTGGGGTTAGATCAAGGTGGTTTTCATCAATATAGTTCTGTAGACCTTTACTGTATTCCGGGTAGCCATGGCACACGAAATCGTCGACAACGACTGCTATTACGTCGAATTGGTCATTCTGTAGGTAGTGCTGGTGCACCTTTTCTAGGTGTTGGTGTTGAGGAATATTGCCACAACCAGCCGCCACGTTAAATAAAAGAGACACTTTTCCTAGCCGGTTATTAAACAGGTTGTTGGTAGTACCGGCCTCTAGCAGGGCGTTCTCATAAATACTGGTGTCGAGGATGTACTCAATAGGTTGGACGTTCCGTACGTGGGCTACTTCTTGCTCTGTCGATTTCCTGGACAGGGTTTCCATGTCTACACCTTTGTAATCGTGTAGAAGGCCGGGGTTGTCCACCGCTCTCCGCTTGTCACCTGCCGTACTCCATGAAGGTAATGGATGTCCCCAGGGTGGGCAATAGCGGTGCCTGGTTCAATCTCAACCTCAATACCGTGTTGGGGGTAGTACAGTTGCCCGCCCTCAAAGTCAGCGTTCCAATAAAAGATTGAATTGATATCGTAGTTTAAGAAGGGGTTAGGGGACCCATCGTTCAACTGCTTATCAGCATGTGGTGCCTGCTCAGTACCAGGCAACCACCTAACTAACGTGGGGCTTCGTCGAGATAGTTCTACCTTGAAGCGTTCCTCTAGGTACCACTTCATCTTGAGTACGTAGAAATCGATAATGGAATACAGGTCTTCGCCCGCCCAGCCACCCTGAGCGCGTAGGTCGCTACACACCCTCTGGTACCAGTAACTAGCGTTGTATATACACTCGCCATCCTCGTTGAACAGGTCCTCACCAGCGTCATCCCACTTATGGATGCGCTTACACAGTTTCTGGACGAGTTCAAGGTCTTCGTCTTTGATGAAGTTGCGAAGAACCACAATATTGTCAGGGGAGTCACCAAAGTGTCCGGGTTCCACCAGGGACTTTTCAGTTGTCATTGTGTGCATGTTAGAACGCTGGGGGGAAGAATGGGGGGAAGAATGGGGGAAAGAACGGTGGGAAAAATGGTGGGAAAAATGGTGGAAAGAACGGTGGGAAGAACGGTGGGAAGTGTGGCGGGAAGAACGGGGGGAAGTATGGGTTTGCCACGACATAGTCGATGACTTCACCGAATGGTACAACACTGTTAGCAGTATCTACCTGAGAAATAACCTTATCGAGGTTTGCAGTGCCGATTGACCCGTCACTATCGTTAATAGGGCTGTTAGTTACTGAGCCAGTAAACCCAGCGTTTGTTACCTGTGTAGCGGCAGTACTAGAAGTTTGTCCAACAAGGTTGGGCACTGTCCCCTTTGGGATATCTTCCTTCTGTGACATTGCTATACCTTAATGTCTCCTGACAGCAACCAGGTGTTGGCCGCTCTCTTACGTAGCGTAGCAGTCGACCACTGAACGCGCAACCGGTTACCAATTGCAGTATTAACGGTAGCCCCTGATCCAGCGGCAATTGTGACTTCACCGGCCCCGACACGGACAAATGTGAATGCTGTACCGAGCGGAAAGTTCACTCCGGCGTCGGCCTCTACAGTAATAGTTACGGCGCTGGCCGAGTTAACCTCGATCACATAATTGAGATCAGTAAGGGCGAGTGAGGTGCTGGCCGTCTTTGAAAGATAGCGTTCGGGTAGTGTTGTGTTCGCTGGAAGGTTTACAAGACCGGTAAATGTTGCATTTGTTGCATTCACTGCACCAACGTCAATTGTTCCCTTTGTACCACTAAACACTTCACTGGTGTTTGTAGCGTCCGGGATAAACGTAAAGTACCCAGTGCTGTCATCATACCCGAAGAACCCTGTCTTCGCCTCTAGCCCGTTGTGCCAACGGAACTCAACACCACGATCCTTGTTGTCGTCAGAAGCGGGAGCGGTGTCTCCACCAAGGGTTATCACGGGGTCATCAACACTAATAGTCGTGGAGTTGACCGTGGTTGTTGTACCACTTACCGTGAGATCCCCATTGACAGTGAGGTTGGTGAATGTCGGGCTGTCCGCTGATCCAACAGCCTGGCCAATAGCAATAGTGGGGGTGGCCCCTTCTCCTGAGTTATCAGTGATTGTGACCCCAGTACCGGCAACAAGGGACTGCACATAGTCACCAGTTGTGTCTGTGCCTAAATCAATTGCGTCTGGTGTCCATGTAGACGCCACACCATCCCATTTAAGGAAATCCCCATTTGAGGGGGTTGCAGAAGAGACATCCCCGATATCAGAAAGATTGTTAATCGTCGGTATTGACGCCCACTCCACACCATTAGTAGCCCCAGAGTTTGTTTTTAGGTATAGCCCATCTGCGCCTACACTTAGTATTGCTGGTGTACTAGCAGATGCTCCGACGATTAGATCACCGGTAGCAGTTACGATGGATTTCTGGATAGTGCTTGTCAGATCTACTGTTGAGGTTTCCTTATTGGTAACACGCCCATAGGAGTCGACTGTTATGTCCGATACGAACGACGTGGTATCTGACCCGGCTGATGTGGTGGAAGCCACCGTGTCCAGGTCAATGTCGTCGGCATTGACAACAATGCGACCAGCGTTTCCTACAGCGTTAAGGGTGTTCCCTGATTGAACGAGGCCGTTACCAGCAGTGAACGCCTGGGTGCCCGTGAACTGTGTGAAAGTTAGGGAATCGGTGTTAAGGACATGGGCACCATCAGTGTCACTACCAACGCTAGTTAATACAAATCCCTGATTGGCGTTGACCGCACCAGCCGTTGTGAATACGGCCTCACCTGTCTTGATTTCACTTGCCGGGCCTGAATCAAAGTCGATTGCACGGGTCAACACCCAGTATGTGTCAACAGCATTACCTTGTTCGGTAACTACATACACACCGTTCTCAGTCGCCGTGGCCTGGTTTTTAACTAAGACGCGGTCTCCGGTAGTAGCGTTGGTACCGTCAACGGACAGACGGGCAAAGGCAGTAGCAGTCAGGGTTGCCCCCACCCCACCAGTACCGTTGCTATACGCGGGTGTATCGGGTAGGGCGGCGGCAGTCGTCAGGCGCACCGCTTGGTGCCAGTCAATGCCAGCGGCTACGTTGTCTACATACGACTTTGTAACTGCGTGGTTGCTGTTTGTTGGTGAAGCAGAAAGGGTAACTGTGTTAAACGTTACGTCTGACGTGGTTTCAACAGCCTGGCCGATTGCAACGGTTGGCGTTGCACCTTCACCCGAGTTGTTGGACAAGGTGACACCGGTTCCAGCAACCAGGCTTTCTACATAATCTCCAGTGGTGTCGGTTCCGAGGTCAACGGCATCGTTGACCCACAGAGTGCCATTCCATTTTAGAAAGTCACCAGATTGTAGGCTGGAAAGTGCTACATCATGTATTTCGTCAAGTTCATAACCATTTTGTGTTGCAACATAAATGATTCCGTTGCTTGTTGCCCGCACAACAACACCAACAAAGACGAGATGTTCTGGAGAAGTTGGCTTTGTCGTCGTAAATGCGCCACTTGTTGACAGCCACAGAATATCACCAGTGGTGTACCCCGTCGACAGGTCGATACCATTAACGTAACCCCTAGTAACGATTGGGCCTGTGGCACCCGATGAAATAGCGCGTGCAACGACTCCAACTGTTTTGGAAGAGGTAGAGTCACTTCCATTGTCGGCTCTCTTTACCGAGGCGTGGTTTCCACTGCCACCATACAAATAGACAACTTCTCCAACCTGTAGCGTGGTTGTCTCGGCATTCTCAGCAAGAGAAACCGTAGTTGGGTACTCGTTGATCCATGCTGAGCCGTCATAAACGAGTGTCTGGAAGGACTCTGGGCTGGTAATAGTTACGTCAGATAGGTCATCGAGAGTATCTACAGACCCAGCAACACCAGAAGGTGAGAACTTAGTACCATCGAACTTGAGTAGGTCATTTAACGTAGCACCTGTTGTGTCTACCTCAATAGAGTCGACAAACAGGGCCGCGGCTTTGAGGGTGTCATCAGTCTTGAGGACATCCGCCGTGTCACGGTACAGGTTGACATCACCAGCCTCTGACCCGCTACCCCAGGTGATGCGACCACCAGCATCAATGGTTACACGAGCATTACTGTCTCCGTTTACGCCAATATCGATGGCTGTATCGGATGGGGACCCAAAGAACCGGGCTTTTATTGATGTAAAGAACTTGTTAGCCATAGAGCCTCAACCCTTTGGTTATGTAGATAAGCCCCTCGGGGCGCTATGTTAGCCGGTTACAACAACCCGGTATGAGTCCGACGCCGGAGCCGACGAGAACCCTACAGTCACGGCTGTTGTACTGGAGCGTACAACATCTGCAATGACGGTATCACTGGTTGCTAGATCGTAAACCTGAACGATGACATCCTTGGTTCCGAAGTTATGAGTGACGGAATATGTGGTGCTTGCACCGTCACCGATGGTTTGAGAAGCCACGCGAGCCAACACTGGTGTGCTGGTGGTGAACCCAGCGGTAGTATCAGCCAGGTTGGTTCGTGCGCTGGCCGCTGTCGATGCTCCAGTACCACCGTGGGCAACCCCAACATCGGTGGCTTCCCAGGTTCCGGTAGCGATGGTCCCCAGGGTCGTGATGCTGGACTGACCGACATAGGTGCTGGCGATGTCGACAGCGTCTGCGCCAACCGTAATACGGTCAGTAGTCCCACCAACATTGAGAGTGTTGCCGGTTTTGGTGAGACCATCACCAGCGGTGATCTGCCCAGCACCTGAGAACTGAGCAAACTCGATGGATGATGACCCGATAGTGATCGTGCCATCCGTGGTGACAACCCATCCCGAGTCGGCGTTATCAGTACCTTCTTCGACAAAGACGAACGCCCCCGCAGTTAGTTCACCGGTTTCGTCGGCATCGGTAGAGCGTGTCCATGCCCCAGAGGTGCTGACAACATAGATACCATTCTGACTAAGTGTCCCCTGGTTCTTGACCAGGACTCGGTCCCCATCAGCCAGTGTGACACCGTCGATAGAAGTGGTGGTGTTATCAAGGGTGATCGCACCCGTAGTAGCGGCGCGTACTGACTGCTTGACATCGAGACCCGCACGAGCGGCATCGACATACGATTTGGTGGCCACATCCTGGTCCGCAAGTGGGTCTGATGCCTTGAAGTTACCTGAGGCATCACGTAGCACCAGCGTATTCGCGGTATTTGAGGCAGTAGCCGCATCAAGTTTGGTCTTGTCGGTCGCTGAGAACAGACCAGACGTTGAGGTAGTGGCATCAGAGATGGTGAGTGTGACTGTTCCAGCGGACTCAGTGACACCTAGGGCGGTAGTTGCCGATGAGACAGCGTGGAGGGCCACACGCCATGCTGTCCCGTCGTAAACTTTGATGACCTTATCTGTGCTGTTATAGATAAGTCGACCTTCAAAGTTACTCGTTGTAGGGTCATTGGGGACGACCTCAAAACGACCATTGATGATCTGATTTTGGAGAAGATCTAAGTTGGTAACGAACTTCGTTGCCATTGAGTTACCTCACTATGAAAGATACACGAGACCGGACGTAGCGGCTGTAAAACGTACTGTTATCTGTTGTGTCCCGGTAAACTGAACTTCTCCAATTAGCACTTCACCTGAGTTATTCACCACCGTAACTGACGGTGTAAAGGTTAAATTATGGTTGACTACCCACTCCGTAGACGGAGTGGCCTGCGTATGGGTGTACGCAGATAGACCACCTAATGCGACTGCATTAAGTCTACCATGGTCAACTACGACCGTGTTTTTTACTACTTTAGTTACTGTTACAGACCGATTGTTGTTCATGACGGCAATACCGAGATAGTTTCCTCAACGGCAACAGTACCCTTAACTAGGACAGTCCAGTCGCCATTGGAGTCCTGAACGAATAGATCGTATCGGTGGACGCCTGCGGGTACCGGGTTGGTATTAGAGATATGGAGAGTAATCGACCCATTATCATTCTGAGTTATATAACCACGGCGGACATTCGCGAGAGCGCCGATTTCCCCCTCAGTTAGTGCTGGTTCTGCCCAGCGGATATCAAGAACCAGTGTGCCCGACGAGTCTTTGGCCTGCATATAGGCGCTCTGGATAGCGATGATGTCACCCTCTTCGTCCGTCCAAGTGAAGGTACGGTAGAAGTCCTCGTACTGGTTAAACCGCAGTTCCATGTAATCGACCTCCTCCAGAGGTGTGATGGTATTGAGGGCTTCGACTTTGATGGTTCCGCGTGCTACTGGTCGCGTTATTATGTCACCTGTTCCAGCAGACCCGTACGCTGTAATACTTCCATACGTATAAGGAACATTCTTGTAATGGGTAGCGATTACGTCGAACGACAGATCCCCCACTGGAAGATCCGCTGTGTCATCCTCCGAAAGACTGAGGAGTATCCCGCCCTCTGAGGTTATCGTACAACGTACTTCTTTAATACTGACATCACCCGTCCTGATGTTTGCCCATGCATCAAGAGGTTTGATAATACGGTGCGTCCTACGGTCGCGGACCATAATGAGACGATCCCATGGAATACCCTGTTGGGCAGTGTAAGTAACGTGAGAAACCATTGCTTCTATTGTATCCCATGGAAATGTTTAGGGTGGACCATCCGCAGACAGTCCACCCTATGGGGAATTCCGTGTTTATTATACACCAAACTACTTGACTTTGCGAATCCTCGTTGGTTTTGGCTCGTGCAAGTGCCAGTCAATGTGGTCGTTCAACCGATCCTTCACCTCTTCGACATCATCATGGATGTCCTTGAGCAGATCCATGGATCGTCCATGTTGTTCGGTGTTACGTTTGTCAAAGCGAAATAGCAACCACATCAAGGGGCCGCTGATCAGAGCAACAATGATGGGTACGTATACCGCTTCCATGGGTCACCCAAACATCGCTTTCCAGGTCTTGGGGCCGACAATTCCGTCAGCGGTCAAACCACGGGCACCCTGCCAACGCTTAACCTTAGCCTCTGTTTGGGGTCCAAAGTTACCATCCGGGATGGCTCCTACGACAGCCTGAACAAGCGCAATTGCCGCCGTATCTGTGCAACCCTTTTTAACAGGCTGTCCAGGGTAGGAAAATATTAAACTACCACCCGACGCTGGGGATGGTGCGGATGCGGGTGCACTAGCCTTTGGTGCCTCACCGGTGGCCTTAGCAAAAGCGTCGATGTAGTACTGAGCATCATCAGCGTAGGCCGGGGCGATTTCTACGTGGAACCAGTCTCCGCCGGGTGCTGACCCGATGGTTGGCTTGTTGTAAATCCGCCACGACTCACGGTCACAGCGCCATCCGCGACCATACGGCTTGGGGAAATAATCGTGGATTTCCTCAATGAGGAAGAGTTCGGCGTTGGCGACCCAGAAGTCGACTACCTGGAGGGCGGTGTTGTAGTCACCGAATCCCTTACTACCTAATTTACGCCACGACATGTCAGCGGCGCGCCCAGTTCCGTGCACACTCGGCTTTCCAGGTCGGTTCTTGTTATTCATGTTACGAACAACCCAGGAGCCATTGTTCCAGACTCCATTACCGAACCGTTCTGAGGTGAGTTTAATAAAGGTTTCCATACCAGCGCGCTTACCAGCGGCGTTGGAATCCCACCCTGTGTACTTACGCCCCATCACTTCACCGCTTTCTTAGCCGGAGTGGCCTTCTTCGCTGGGGCTTTTTTCTTGGGTGCTTCAGCGGCAGAAAAAGCGGCTTCTACCTCGGCCTTGGTCAACTTTCCGTCAGCCTTAAAGGCCGTGGCAAGACCATAAACCACATTCAGAGTGGCTACACCACCAGCCATGACGACCGATTTCCATGCAGAAATATCAAGGGCTGTACCAACCAACACGTTAGGAATAGCACTCGCTACAAAAACACTACCCAAACGAACCAATAGGTTCACTGGGTTTACTTTCTTAACTGACATACGATACTCCAATCAAATTGGGACGTACACAAGTCTAGCGTACTATTGACTTGAGGGGTGGCACTCACCATCATCACAACAAGAATCGCGCTGTCCGCACACTGTACATTTATAATGGGCGTGCTCGGGGCGCATGGGGCCACCACACCACATACACTGTGTAGAGGTATCCTTTGTCATTTAGTAACGACTAAGCGGACGTTGTAGTCATTCGGACCAACTTTATCTACGGCTGTAACCGTGATACGGCTCCAACCTTCCGCGCGTGCACGGTTGACAGCCTGAGTACGTGCATCGTGCATCATAGGTGTGTGGATGGTGTAGTTAAGAACCATATACCCAGTGTACCAAGTGCCGGGTACGGGAGTTGAACCCGTCTACGAGTGTTTATAAGACACCTTGCGTCAACCGGACGCACCACCCGGCTTGATGATCAAGCGACTTCGGGGCGTGTCTTTTTAGCAGGTATTATTCGGGACCGAAGGACCTGGTGGCCCAGTAATGGTTGGCGGTCGCGCTTCGACCATTTGGCCTCTAAGCGCTTGCGGGGGATGCTCGGTTGTTTTCTGGAATCCATCTTTTTCCCACGTTGATGGATCTCACCCATCAACTACTCGCTAGCCTGAAAGGCTTTGTTTACTTCGTTCTCATCTAGAACGCCGTCCGTAAGGTAGGCATGGGACAGTGCCTCTACAACGCTGGCAACTCCTCCGATGCCAGCCATCAAGGCGGCTTTCCAGAGTTCAACTCCGGCTAAGGCACCAGCACCAACTACACCAAGTGCAGAGGCGGCAAACTTAGCGGCCATACGTGTAAGGATTGATTTCATACTAAGGAGATTATATCCCATATCTCCCAGTATACAGTTTTTGTATACTTAATATTTACGCCAGTTTGATGGGGAGTGATTGTATTCAACCATACTGCGCTCTTCCTCTGATTCATAGATTCTAAAAATAGGAACGCACGGATCAAATCCTTCATCAAAATCTGCCTCTTGACCCTCGGTTAGAGGTAGACCATCGTGTATTGCACACAATTGTGGCCCAATCCAACCCTTGTCCATGCCGTGTCTAACCCAATCGTGGTATTCCATGAGACGGAGAGTACCTGTACTCGATTTGAGTTGCAACTATTCTTCGTTAGAATCTTCCGGCATGGCAGTCCCAATCATGTGTAGCACGAAAGAGGCCACGAATGTGTATGTTGCGAGTTTTAGAGTCTGCCCTGTTAGGGTATATAGAACTAATAGAGTTCCGCACACAGTCCATATTTGTGCGTGTAGTTCTTTAATAAACTTCATCATTTGACCTTTCGACTGGACGTGGGGCTAGGCATCACAAAGATCGCCGCTGTTGCGACAATGATGACTCGACGTGTACCTACAGGAACCTTGGAGTCAATAGGCACATAGGAGTCGAATTGACCACTAAAGATGTTCACACTTTCCTGAAACTCCTGTTTGACCTCTTTTGGTGCGTCAGATAGTGCAACTGCAATGTCTTCTGCTTCCTCATCAGATAAGTCAGCGGTTGCTACTTCTTCAATGAGTTCACTGATCTCATCGTCTGTTAGGTCGGATAACTGGTCAGGCGTGATCTCTGTTATATAAGAGACCAGTTGTTCACTCGTGGGTGTTTCAGGAATTACGGGAACCGCAGACGTTGCAACTGCGGTCACAGTAGTCGCAGGAGCAGATTCCGGTGTCACAACACTCGTGACCACAGGTTCCGTCGAGGGCGGCAAGGAAGTCGTCAATACTGTCGTAGGTGGGGCGGTTGTCTGTGGGGCGGTTGTCTGTGGCGGTGTGCTCACTACTGTTGTCGTGACAGGCACAGTCGTTGTCGGTGCAGTAGTAGTAGGCGTCGTCGTCGGGGGTGTGGATGTTGTAGTTGGAACCCATGTCGTTGTTACCTCCGTGGGCGGGGGGATGTAGATGGGAGGAGGGATATAAACCGTTGTCGTCGGAGGGACCGTCGTTGTTGTCGGAGGGACCGTCGTTGTTGTCGGGGGGACTGTGGTGCTTGTGGTCGTTGTAGCAGTCGGCGTAGACACCAGTATTTCTACGGCGTTCGACCAACTAGAGTACAATCTCAAAGAGTCATTGTCAGATCGAATCTTAAAAACATAAATTTGGTCAAGACCGCCAGTGCTTTCCAGAATGGAGTAAGGCACGGTGATTTCAGTGATAAGCGCGGTTTCGTCACCTACATTGCCTGTAGCCCAACCCCAGCCTCCGATGCCCTCAACACTCCACGAAATTGCATACCGCTCGGGGCTGACGTTGCCGTCAGTTGGTTCGTCCCAGTCTAGGAAGAATCCGGTTTCAATCTCGGTTACTGTGAGATTTAGTGGTGCACCTATCGACTGGGGGACTGTCGTGGTGGTCGTGGGAGGTTCCGTCGTGGTACTGGTGGTACTGGTGGTGCTACTGGTCGTCGTCGTTTCTTCAACCGTTGTAGTAGTTTCGGGTGGGGCATTAGTGGGTATTGCATTAAACTCAATTGTATACCCATTGTTTTCTTCCCAGTATGACCAGGCATTTGGGTCACCACAACAAACCCCTGCACGGAGACGATATGACCCCGTCCCAACCTCTATCTCGATCCACGAGTCCAAGCCGAACCAATCGTCATTTTGAGTGATGAGGTTGTCGCTTTCGTCGTACAACCATAGGTGTGTGTCATACCCAACGTCTTGACCGTATGCACGAGCCTTGATTGTTGACGGCTCTTCAAACGTGAAATAGAAGTCCGTTGGCTCAGGGACGCTTAAGGTTGTCGAAGCACTAGCAGACGGTGCGAACCAGGCAATGACCAAAACAGAAACGAGAAGTAGTCGAGCGCTATTCAGTAAAGTGCGTCTCACCGACCCTCCCATTAATGAATTAAACAACAATACTTATTTGTTGTACAAATTCATCACGGGTGGTTACTGTATAAGTATACCACTCCGGTTTTTATACAAAGATTAGCAAGGCGCTACATGTGACATTAGTAACATCGATGATAGTGAGTTATCCACAGGCTGACGCCGTGTAATACCTGTTATATGGATAAGGAATGAACCATTGCACGCACGCATTTTGGGTAACCACCCATGTTACAGCCTATAAGGCAATACAGGGTTGGATGCTAATTGTAAGTTCTGTTTGCTATTTCTCGTTGTTCTAGTGCAATAGCAACAAGAACATAGCCAACAAACAACACGGCACCGGCGGCGTACGAAGCGGCGACGAATCCAACGCCTTTAATAAACTGTTTAAACATTATCTAACCTTGTCATGTGTACGAAGGGGGTGACCAGAGGGCAACATCGTCCTCTTCTTTCCTGCCTTGGTACCACTAACAGTTTCTTCTCCGCCTGTCAAGGGGTTAATTCTCGTGCGGGTGTTTGAACGCGACGACGATCCTTTTTTCTTACCCACAACAACCCCCTGGTCGTACAGACGTAACGAGACTAATCATCGGGGGTCCACATGGGGTCTACATCCCAGGGACCAGACATGCGCTTCTTCTGCATAGGAGGAGTAGGGCGCTCAGCCTCTTCCTGACGTGAGCGCTTTCCAGCATGAAGCGGACGGTTGCGATGATCATTTGCCATGGACCAAGTTTAGCAAATGGGTGTGCGCCTAGCCCTGAAATGGGTGCTCGTCAGGGCGACCGCCTCTGGTTCTCCAGGCGTTGACTTGTTCACGAGCCTCGCCCGTAATGCGTTGCACACGTTCAGGGGGGATCGAACCGGGTATAAACCGTGACCGATGGGCGCGATCAATGGCACTGGACTCATCAGGCACTGACGGCAAATTTTGTGTATCAACAGCGTACACGTCATAGTCAGGGCTGTGCTGACTACCTGCGAGAAGTAAAGGTTCCTCAGACACGTATACGCCACGAGCACCGGGTAGGGCTGGCTCGTTCACTCCTAGAGCAACGGACAACCCAGCCCGCAACCCCTCAGTCTCAATACTTTCACGGTTCTCAACACCACTGACGTGGAACATCTTCCCGCCCGGACCCCAGAACTGCCCACCTAACGAGTCTCTAGCGGCCATTATTGCCCTAACTCAGGTTGATGCCAGGTTACGTCAAGATCAGGGTGGTTGAACTGTGGTCCGATATGGTCTTTCTTACTCGCCCGGTGCTCTTTGACGATGCCACGAATCGTTTCCCGCCCAGCCTTGGCTTCGTCTGCTGACGCGGGGTCGTAGTCGACTAGGGCGTCGCGGTACATACGATGCTCGTAGTTGCTCCTACCCTCGATGGCAATGTTGTTCTGCTGTTCGGCATCGGGGTTACCGGGGTTACGAGACACGACGCCAGCCTCGATGCCCTTTTGGGCGATCTTAGAACTGTGTTCTGACAGGTCGGCACTGTACGTCAGGCCCATCCCGATCTTTTTGGCCTCGTTGATCGCCATCCCGAGAACGGTGGGCGTGTTGGCCTGCATACGGTGATCGGCAAACGCTTCCTCAATCCTGGACGGTACGGCCCCGAACATCTTCAACTGCTCGCCAGGGTCCTTAAATCGATTGGCGGCCACACGGTCGGTATCATGAGAACCATCTCCGCGGGTGTCCCCGTAGTCGTAATAGCCCTTGTACAGAGACACCGTGGCGGTTGGGTGGGAAGGACTGTCCATCCAACCCTTCTTCTCAGTGATGTCTTCATTGACAGCCAGGAACTCCACGGACGAAGCGTGTGGGTTCTCTGGTGTTCTGTAGTACTTAGCGGCCATGTCTAATAATACCAAACCGAGAAATTATTGGCCCCAGCGGGAAGTCTTATGAAGAGCGTAGTCGTTGATGGGATAATCAACGGCTTCTTGTACTTGTAAGCCTTTAGAATCTACAACGTAGTCCTCAGCACCCTGATTCAAGACTGTCGGATTTTTGGAGAGTGGTTTTACTCGATACACCGTACCGAACAATCGTCCCTGTGATCGTGCTTTCTGTTGTGCAAAGTGCTGAGCAGTATAAATACTGGTCGAACCATAAGCACCAAATGTTGACCACTG